CCATCAGGTACTCCTGGTACAGTTCAGATCAATGGTGTTAATAATAGCTTGTACGCTCGTTTATCATATTTTGCAGCTGGTAATACAGGCCCCTTCAACAATGATATAGCCTTGACAACATATGGCGATGATAACATGGCGGGAGTTAATGGAAGATGTAATTGGAATTTTCAAATTCATAAAACTTTCATGGCACTTCATGACATAGTTTACACTACACCAGATAAGGATGCGGACAAAATTGTTGATTTTTATCACATTGATGATGTCGATTTTCTTAAAAGGAAAAGTAGCTATATTCCAGAACTGGGGTGTAGAGTTGGAGCATTAGAGATTGAAGATTCCATTATGAAACCCTTGCACTGTGGAGTTCAGAGTAATGAAGACAGTAAAGTTGTACTCAGCTCTATCATAGATGTAACTTTATTTGAAAGCTTTTTACATGGCCGAGAAATTTATGATGACATGAAAGAGAAGCTCGATCTGTTGGCTGTTCGATACGGAACAGCTGCAGATGGTCTGCGTAAAAGTTTTGATGACCGTGTCCTTGAGTGGCATCAAAATTACACCCGTGAGATTTAATACACGGGAAAACCCGTCCTGGGGTGACGTTAAAAGCCCAGGGAGTTCGCACTCTCCCTACTATTGTGAAGCAAAGGCGCTACATGTATTGGATACCGATTATCTGTATATTTACATATCTATTTTGTTTAATTAGGCTTGCATGTTGAGTTTTCTCCCTCGTGAGAAACCCATATTTATGGGTGGTGGTTTTACCCACCGCGTATATGTATATATCTTAGTGCTTCGAGTTGTGCCTAAGACGAATTATAAATTGACTCACTTTACATGAACAAAACAATTTTTGTGGTGTAGCTCATATCCTTAATGAGTTAGAGGTGGATGCCTCGCAAATTTTACCTGAAGCTGGGTTAGCAGAGAATATTTCACCTGCAGAAGAATCCACGCAACAGGTGCTCCAGTTCAGCGATGATGTTACTCACCAAGGTGAACAAGTACAATCTGATATGGATGTCACTTATAATGCAGGTGGAACTGGCAATGTGTCACTGGAGCAGTTCTTTGAACGTCCAATTATTGTTTATGAGACTAATTGGGCAGTAGGAGCTAATCTGACATTTGACTTTAATCCGTGGAGCCTGTATTTTAATAATGCGCGTGTGGTGAATAGGATCTCTAATTATAAGTTGCTTAATTGCAAATTGCATGTTAAGTTAGTACTTAATGGAACTCCCTTTCACTATTCACGCTTATTGGTGTCTTATACTCCACGATCTGGGACAAACACTTTGGGCCCGGAAAACAGGGCGCTAGTTTCTCAGGATGCTATCGGTGAGTCTCAGAAGCCACATTTCTTTGCTAATCCTACTAAGAGCGAAGGTGGTCAATTAGATTTACCTTATTTTTATCCCTTTAATGCACTAGACGTCATTTCTGCCGAATGGAGTCAGATGGGACAAATCTTTGGGCGCAGTTTGTCATCGTTGCAGCATGCTAATGCAGGTACAGATCCCGTATCTTTACGCTTTTTCGTATGGGCAAGTGATGTGAAGCTTAGCGTTCCTACAACTTTGGAGCCTGCTACAATCACCCCACAGAGTGATGAATATGACTCCAAACCCATATCTGGTCCCGCCAACGCTTTGGCATCAGCAGCTTCATTTTTACAGAATGTACCTATTGTTGGTCCATATGCTCGTGCAACCACGATTGCAGCGGGTGGTGTAGCCAATATTGCCAAAATTTTTGGTATGTCTAAACCCACCCATTCTGATGA